TGGTATCACTTCGACCATCTCATAGTCAGACTTAATGGCGGTTACTTCGCCTCTATGTGGCTCGTACTCATATTTTTCTGGTGCGTACTCTGCCATGATTTCTTTGAGCATACGGAACTCTAACTTCATAGCAAAATGCACACGCGCTTGTACAGCAGCCATAGGCTTCAATGCACGTTCTAATAAAGCTAGGGTAGTACCAACTGGTGCGTTCGCAGACATATCAGAAACATCCATATCAGCAATAGCGCCTAGTCTACGACCTTCTGTAGTAATCTGATTAAGTAACGCTAGTAGAGTTTGGCTAGGTTCTTTATATGGTAGCGGCATAATGTTGTCACGTATGCTACCTGATGGTACATCTACATCTTTAAACTCACCCGGCTCGATAGGCTCATCATCACCTTTAATGCGTAAACCACGTGATTTTAGACCACCCGGAAGGTTAGATAGCGTACCAGCGTCCACCAATTGCCGTATGATCGACGTTCCTGCTTTAGCGTACCCACCTATTATATGTATCAGTCCAAGGCCGTAAAAGCCAAATCCGGGCACATAAGAGTAATGTACGAAGTGTTGACGCTTCATTTCTAGCTCATCATCTTCATCGTAATTACGTCTAATAGACAGCAATTCACCTGTGCTACGTTCGATAGTAACTACGTATGGTTTAGCTAGATCTTCCTCATCATCAATACCATCTATGTTTAGGTGAGCGTGAATCTCATATAAGGTATAACGATCATCACTGGTTAATTGATAACCACCTTCTTCAGCTTTACGCTCTTCAATGTCTGTATGGTAAGGTGCTGGATCTTCCATATCCACGTCATCGTAGAAGCCATTAGCTTGCAGTCTACGCACTTCATTCTTAGTCTTACGCATTACATGGGTAACACGTTCTGCTGACTCTATATTAGACGCTCCATAAGGCACTATAACGTCTTCTGCAGGCACAAAGATAGCGCACTGTCTACCCATGTTAGGATCAAAATAAACCTTCTTAAACGCCGATCCTGCAAGCCCTAGACTATATAGTAGACGCTCATGCTCAGGACGATACTCAACCATGTTGTCAGTAAGCTGGTAATTCATGTCTACACGTACACGTTCACCTGCTTCTTCTTTCTCTTTAGTCTCGCTACCTAAGATTTTTATCTTTACAGGGCCTTGTGCAGGGAATGTCTCTGACATAGCTTCTGCTTGGAATCTAATAGCTGCTTCTGCCAATACAGTAGAGTGTACCCCGCAAGCTCCTTCCCACGGTGCGGTACGCTCTTCATACTTAAATCCGAGGATGTCTAATCCTTTTACGTAAGTATCAGCCCAGTCCTTTCGGCTCTGTATGTCGGATTCTACTAAACCCAATAAGTCATCAACTAATATATTCTTTTCACGCTCATCCAGATCATCTACTAGATTAGCATCAAACTCTGATTCTTCTTCATCCATACCCGGAATAAGAATTACTTCTGCACTGCCGTCATCCAAAATAACCGCTTCTGGATCTATAATCTCAATCTCTAACTCTTCACCTGTTAGGTTCTCACCTTCAGGAGCCTCAGTCTGCAAACTTTTCTCAATAGCCATCTCTTAACCTCTAATAATATCCGACACTTCTTCTGTTGAAGTATTTAGTTTCTTCTGGCTCATCTGAAGGTAGCCGTATAAATCCGCCCTGCCTAAACCGCATAAGCGCCATAATTGTAGAATCCACCAAGTCATCGTTACTCATAAATGGGAATCCCGCTATTTCTTCTATAACTTCTTCTGCCCATCGCGTCTGTGGTACCCAAACAAGTTCAGATGCAATAATATCAGATACAGAATTTAGTCTTGCTAGTTTATCACCAGATCCCCTATGAGGGGTATATTCTTGTATAACAAGTCCCATTCTGCGCATTTCTTGATATAAAGCAACACCTGAGCTCTTTTTCTCCACAATAAATGCGTCTGGATCCCACATACTATACTGTTCCATAGCTAACTCTTTTAACTCAGGAAACTCTAAACGCTCTTTTATACTATTCAATAGTATGATGTTATGTGCATTTGTCTCTTCATTATAAAATACACCCCAAGTCGTTAGCGCAGTGAAGTCAGCTCTATTATGTTTTTCTGCTGCGGAGTCAAGTGACATAATAATATACTCACACATAGGAGGATCTTCCTTCTCCCATATCTGCCACCACTCTCTTTTTACAATAGCCGCTTCTTCTGCTGTTGGTTGTTGTTGATACTGTGCATTCCATTGGAACAACGGCATTGACGCTTTTGTACGTTCTAGTGCGTCTATATCAAAAAACTCAGGCCATAACGGTTTTTCTATAAGCTCGCCATCTTCATCTTCAGTTTCGAGTATTGCTGGAAACTCTACAACCTCATACTGGTCAGACTTGTCATTTTGTGACATATCCTTAACTACACGCCCAGTCAGATCATCCATGTGCCACCTAGTCTGAATAATTGCTACCCTACCACCGGGCATCAAACGTGTACGAGCACCAAATGTGAACCATTCGTACGCTTTTTCAAACACAGTAAAGTTACCATTAATAACATCTTGCTCAGAATGTGGGTCATCTACTAATAACAAGTGCGCACCACGACCAGCTAGTGCCGAGCCTACACCACATGCGTAGTATTCACCGCCCATATTGGTGTTCCAACGCCCTGCAGACTTAGAATCCGTAGCTAGTTGTACAGTAGGAAATATGTCCTTATAGTCCTGTAAACCAAGCAAATTACGCACTTTTCGACCAAAATCTACCGCTAAATCGGTTGTATGCGACACCATCATCACTTTTTTGTCTGGATTTCGCCCTAAAAACCATGCTGGGAAGAAAATTGACACTAATTGTGACTTTCCGTGTCTAGGAGGTATGTTTACACATGCCCGATCCTTACTTCCATCCTCTAAACCCATTAACATATCAGCCAGAATGCGATGATGTTTACCTACAATGTAATCTGGTTGCATTCTTTTGCAAAATTCTATCAAATCATCATGCGCTGCTTTGTTTTTACGCCTAGTTGCCAGCTCATCCACCATTTTATTAATCTCTGTTACCTCTGTTTCGGTAAAATTATCGAGATTATCCAACATTTGTTGGATTTCTTCTGGTGTGAAATCACTCATCTACCGTCTCCGCGTCGATTACGACTTCGTCGCCATCAACTTCAGGCGGATTTACGAGTTTTTCTAGTTTTTTGCGTAGGTTTTTCTTCAAATCATCTGTTGATTGATGTGTAACTGTCACTTCTGACTTCTCAGCGAACAATCCTACATCAGAAATCTTACCCAATAACTCCAATGCACGTAGTCTTACCTTAGCATCAGGGTTTTCTGTCTCTAAAATCAACTTATTTGTTATCAAATGTCGCACTGAGGTAGCAGATTCGACCACAGAACGACCAAATTCACTCAAAATGTTGTTTGTAAGCACCAAAGATGCCGGTGTCAGCTCCGCAATACGCGCTTTAGTAGCTTTTTTAGATGTTTTATCGGGATCTTCTGCGTATGACATAGTCAACATACTCGCAACAGCCTCATCTTCAGCAGTCGGAGTCAAATCTAAGCCTTCTTTTTCTAATTCTTTTGCCGTTACCGTAGCAGCACGCGCACGCGTAGATAAATCTACCGTAGGATCGTCGTCATACATAGGAACGCCAGTCTCTGGCTCGAGCTTCATCGTCATATTTTAGTCGCAGGTTATTAACCGTAGGTGTATATATACCAAAAAGTTATAAAAAGTACAAGTCATTACCAAAAATCATGCAAAATATAAATAATATACATTAGAATGTATACCACAATATGTATATAATGCCGCCTTCCCTAACTTACTACTTACTGGAGAACTCTCTTGACCGAACTCGTGTTTTTATCATCCGCCTGCGTTGTTGTATCTATTGGACTTGTTTGCATATTTTTTGAAGATGATCTTCCCTTTTAAAGGATCTAAGTAGACTCATACCTTCTAACTCTTCTTCCCTTGTAAAATCCGAGGCGGTTAACCGTAGCTGGGTTTTTCCTTCTAACTCTGCAACAGGTTTTACTACTATGCGTTCTATATCTAATGCTATGAATACATAGAAATCAGCCACATGCTGCGAACGCAGATTATAAGAATACCCTGAAAAGGTTGGTCTATTGTTGGTTTGATTGAAATGGCAGATGTTTGATGCTTTAACTTGCACTGTGAATAACGAATTGTCCAACGATTGGCACCACAAGTCTATGCCGGATCGGTCTACATGGTGGCACTCTATACCATACTTCTCTAACTTATATATAGCAAAGAACTCTCCGACACGCCCAACGTGACTCGTCTCTCCCTCTACCAAAAGTTGCCCCATACGTCACCTATTCAGATTTGGATCAGTTTTCAAAAGTAACACACAAAAAATTTTTTGCCTAGCCTTTTTTAAACAAGGTGGGGGGGTTTTCAAAAAATAGCGATTTATTCACTCAGATTAGTAATATATAAGATATGTGACTCCTAAATAGTAAAATACGGGGTACCCCACCAATGCCTGATAAAAGACTGGTAATCGTGGCTAATGGTGGTAATATGGGCACTATCAAGACGCAATCCCGCGCTTGGTCTAACGTGTAACACTGTTACACATACTAAAGGAAATAACTATTATGAAAACTTTAAACCTATCAAAAGAAATAAAAGCAGTAATCAAATCAGGCGATACCCTAGCGATGACGGCGGCATTCGCATCATCTTATAATAAAGTAGAATCAGCTCAGCAGGCACTAGCTGATAGTAAGGTGAACACCGATGCTATCGCGGCGGCATTCGCGGCAAAGGATATACCTCATACCCATTTTTACACGCCGCGCACCGATAAGAAAGGCGATAAAAAGCCTAAAGGTACTGCCACTGTTAAATGGTATGATGAACACCGCATAGCCTATGCACTAGGTAGAATCACCGATGAACAGGAAGCGTTAGACTTTCAGCTTAGCGATAAGGAAGCTGAAGATACACTTCCAACAAAAAGACACAAACGCCGCCGTACGCTAATTCAGCAATCGTCAACATGGATAAAGCGATTAGGTGATGCGGTAAAGAAAGCCGAACGCGCCATGCTACCTGAAGATGAACAGGAAGCGTTACAAGTAAGTGACGATATGGTGAAGCTAAGAGAACAGCTTGTAGCATTCAGTAAGAAAGCTAATAAGATCTTAGCTGAAGATGTTTACAAATCAATAGTAAAAGATGTCCAAAACATCACTATCAAAATCAGCTAACCAATCTAGCCCCACTTCGGTGGGGCTTTTTTTTGCCCTAAAAAAATTTCATTTTTTTGATACCAGTAATATAGCACTGCGTCGAGCCTTGAGTGGTAAATACTGTGTAACACTGTTACACGTGTAATGTAACTTTGCTTTGTAACCTTTGTAACCCTTTTGTAACCCATTTGTAACCTTTTTTTTGACCGAAAAGTTACAAAGGTAAAGTCTGGTACATACAGACACACACCAACAACACTGAGACGGTAGCAGTAAGCAAAGGTGGTACATTTGTTATCTATCTATCTATTTATTTGTATTGTAACTTTTTTAAGAAAATATATATAAAACCTTTATTCGAGGGCTCTCTGGCAGATTAAATCTCAGCAACAAAAATACAAACAAAAATATCGCCTCACATTTACCGCAAAAAAGGTTACATTGTTACATTCCGCGCCACCACTAGTCCCGAGCCAAAATCAAAAAGTTACAAATAGGTTACAAAGCACCGTTTCTGTAACACTCGAAAAGTTACAATATCTCTATCTACCACTGTTTACCACCTATTATCACGTTTTGTTGTGTTGTGTATAAACTTGACATTATGTACCAGATATGATATGATAGCGTAGTGTTTGTGGTAATGAGTTACTACAAGCAGGTGAGGTTGTGTAGCAGTGTTACACATACCTTTTATATTTAGCGTGTAACAGTGTTACACATCAACGAGGTATTTATTATGAAAAAGCTAGACTTTGATAACCACCTTTACTACTTGCTAATGGATCATGCAGGTATTACCGATGAGACAGACGGACAGCGACTAGCAGGTTGTAGCGTTGACCAAATGTTCGATGACTTGTACGGCTTACAAGCTGACGCTGAGCCGATGGCAATGACTACAAAGCGAGGTACTTACAATGACAAATAATATCCCACTTGAACGCGCTCTCATGCAACTAGCTGAGATACGAGCGCATGTCGAAACCTTTGAGTGTATGCCTAATGCGTTACGCGCAGATACACACGAGGTCATGGATTTGCTCGAGGGTAGGTTGTTCCATTACAGCAACAGTCAGAAAGCTATCGACGACATCGTAGCTGAGCGAGGTGAGCGATGAGTCTTAACAGATGCACAATGCGTGGTTTTACTATGTTCAAACATCTACCCGAGCCAAAGCCTAAGGTGCGTAAGTGCAAGTGGTTGATGAGCATGGCTGTATCACCGCGTTATATGTTACCGCGCAACATTGCGTATCATAACGTCAATCAGTTGTACGTACCCCGAGACACACGCAAAGGAGCATGGAACGATGAGTGATATAGGTAAAGAGTGGCGCGAAGTATTGCGCGAGTATATTGAGCAACAACCACCAGTGGACAACGACACCTACTGGGTGGAACGCAAGCGACTCAACAAAGAGTATGTTTTAAATCAACTGTGTAACATTGTTACACAACAGGAGACAGACAATGACAAATAATATCGAAGTACCAAGCCTAGCATCTAGCGCGATGCTAACAGAGTTAAATATCAGCGTGTGGACAGGGCGCAAGAAAGACAGGCGCGAGTCCAAGACAGTCGCAGATCAAAACTACGCAGACAATGGCGTGGTGTCAGTCAATAAGATGTTACTGGGTGATTGCGACAAACTGAAAGCTATCAACGAATTGCGTGGCAAGATACGCAACCACATACATTACCCAATGACTATGCCATGGTCAGACAGTGGGTTGAGGTTGTTACCGACAGCATCATACTTTGATTATCACGACCAGATGACCAATGCTATCAATGCGTTTCAGTCACTGGTTGACGAGTTCATTGATGACTATGACTTTGCAGTGTCACGCGCACAGGCAAAGCTCGGTAACTTGTTTGTACGTGATGACTATCCAACGTCCGAGCAGATACGCAACAAGTTCGGTGTCAGTGTCAACTACACACCACTACCCGATGCAGGTGATTTTCGTGTTGACGTAGGCAACGAGGCTAGTGCCCAACTCAAGAAAGACTATGACGAGTTCTATGGCAACCAACTGAGCAAAGCTATGGGTGATGTGTGGAAACGTATGCACACAGCATTGTCCAACATGAGCGACAAGCTGACCGACAGCAACGGCAAGAAGCAAGTGTTCCGCGATACGCTAGTCAGTAATGCGTTATCAATGGTTGACTTGTTGACTACGTGTAACGTGACAGGTGACAGTCAGATGGAAGCTATGCGCCAACGGCTTGAGTCTACGTTACGTGGTGTGACACCCGAGGGTTTACGTGATAGCGAGTTTCTGCGTGCCGAAACAAAATCTAAGGTAGATGACATACTCAAGTCATTACCATCATTGGATATGTAGCATGGAAGCAAGTATCTCAAACATGGAGCGATGGCGTGGTAACACGTTGTATCGTCTTAACGACAAGGGTGCGCGAGTGATTATACGCAAGCGCACCAAACATTTACCAAAAAGTACGTGTAACACTGTTACACACAGACGAGGACAAAGCTATGAATAACGTATATGTAAGCAACATCGAAGATATTGTTCAACTACTATTACACGTGGGTGGCAAGCGCACCGTAGTGATTGAGGGTGATATGGGTATTGGTAAGTCTACACTACTCAAGATACTCAAGAAGAAGTTACCCGATCATGTAGCCTGTTACCTTGACGGCACTACAAAGGATCTGGGTGATTTGTTTATACCTGACCTTGACCGACAAGCAGGGTGTGTGTCGTTCCTACCCAACGAGCAGTTTGGTGTGCATTTAGGCAAACCTGTTATCCTAATGCTTGACGAGTTGGGCAAAGCTAACCCATCAGTCAAGAACGCGTTACTGGTTGTTATTCTCGAGCGTATGATCGGTAATCAACCACTACCCGAGGGTAGCATTGTGTTTGGTACTACCAATCTGGGTGCTGAGGGTGTCGGTGATATGTTACCACCACATGCACGCAATCGTATCATCACAGTGCGTATGCGTAAGCCTACATCTGAGGAGTGGATCAACAACTACGCTATCAACAACGACGTTCACCCATCAGTCATGGGATTCGTCAAAGAGTTCCCTCAAGTGATGCAGTCATTCACTGAGGTATCCAACCCCGATGACAACCCATACATCTATCACCCCAAGCGACAAGCCAATGCGTTCATTACTCCGCGCTCGCTCGAGTGTGCATCTGACATACTACATCAACGTGAGCATATACCTGATGACACGCTAACAGGTGCGCTGATTGGTACTATCGGTGAGCGTGGTGCGCTCGACATGATGGCGTTTGTAAAACTAGCCGACAAGCTACCAACACTACAGTCCATCAAGGACGATCCTAGTAACGCGTTAGTACCTGACAGTGCTAGTGCAGTGTGTATGGTCGTCTATCGTGCATTATCTACCATTGATCGTGATTGGGTTGACGCGTGGGTCACATACATGAAACGCTTGAGTGCTGAGGCGCAGGGTTTGTTTGCGATGGGTGTTAAGCCGTCAACGTATGGTAAGCGGTCACTGGTGATGCAGAACAAGCAGTTCACCAAGTGGGCTATGGACAACAACTACATGTTCGCAAGTGATAAGGAGTAAGTTATGTTAGCAGTAGCAAGTAACCTATCAGCCGAACAACGGCTGAACAAAGCAGTGGTCACTATCATGGGACACCCTGAGTACGTTGCAATCGCAGGTGTGTTGATGGTCGGTGATCGTGAGGTACGTGATGACGTACCAACAGCGTGTACCAATGGTCGTGACGAATACTATGGTCGTGAGTTCGTTGACGGTCTTAGCGACAAGCAGTTACGTTTTGTTGTGTTGCATGAGTGTTACCACAAGATGTACAAACACCTTACTACGTGGAAGCATCTGAGAGACAAGTGCGCTATGACAGCCAACATGGCATGTGACTATGTAATCAACATACAGATACTCGACAGGCACAAGCATGACAAGTTTGTCGAGGGTATCGAGGGTATGTGTTACGACACTAAGTATCGTGACTGGGCTACACCCAAAGTGTTTGACGACATCTACCAGCAACAGCAACAAGATGGTGACTCTGGTGGTAACGAGTCAGGAGATGGTGGTGGACAGCCGAACGGTTCGTCGCAACAGTCGTTTGATGAGCATGACTGGGACGGTGCACAAGAGATGACTGAGGAAGAGAAAGAGGTACTGGGCAAAGAGATTGACGAGGCTATACGTCAGGGTGCTATCACAGCAGGTAAGATGGGCAGTGGTGGTGAGCGTACGGTAGCTGAGTTACTTGAGCCACAGGTTGACTGGCGTGAGGTGCTACGTGAGTTCATTACTACACACTGTAGTGGGTCTGACTATGCTACATACAATCGTCCCAATCGCAGACTACTACATACAGGCATATACTTTCCAAGCGGTATATCTGAACAGGTTGACGAGTTAGTGGTTGCCATTGATACGTCAGGGTCTATCGGTCAGCGTCAGTTGACAGCGTTCCTATCGGAGATCAAGTGTGTATGCGATACAGCCAAGCCCAACAAGCTACGTGTGTTGTACTGGGACACTGAGGTATGTCGTGCCGAAGAGTATGAGATGCACGAGTTACACACACTGACAGACTCAACCAAGCCCGCAGGTGGTGGGGGTACTGATGTTAACTGTGTAACAAGTTACATGGACAAGCACAACATCAAGCCACAAGCATCAATCATACTTACTGATGGGTATCTATACAATGGTTGGGGTTCGTGGTCATGCCCTACACTGTGGTGCGTACTCGACAACAAGGGTGCTACAGCCGACTGTGGCAAAACAGTTCACATCAAGTCAGGAGATATGTTATGAGTGAGTCATTTGGTATGGGCATGGAAGCCGTACATCGACGCATGGAGTGGGACAGCGCAGTCCAAGAAGTACAAAGGGCAGTGGAGTTTCGGTTAGATGCTATGAGTGCAAAGTATAGTCATGCAACCGAAGAAGATAGAGAACGTCTTGCACAAGCATGGGCAAGAATATTACAAGGTTAACCTGTGTAACAGTGTTACACAACAACATGAGGACACAACTATGGCAATGTATCATTACAGACTAAACACGTTTAACGACGTGGCAAGACACTACGATAGTATCAAACCTATCAGGGGTAGCGACAACATACGACCACTTGGTGATCGTGCGCGTAAGTGGGAGCATATACACAAGGTATCGGATAACAAGTATGTACTGCTTGAATCGTTACCTGCTGATACCCTTGATCCTATATGGCGTGAGCCACTTGATGAATTAATCAAACGTGCGCCTGTTACATGGACACGCAGTCCATCTACTGGTATCGAGAAAATACGCATTCGCAACGGTAGTGGGCAATGGAGTCACAACAGTAGGTATTCGTTCCTTGAGCGTGCGTTACCATACACAATGGATTTTGTTGTCAACAGTGGTAAACAGTATGTTCGATATGATAATGAAAGGCACTACTTACCAAAGACTAATTGGGTACACAGAACATACTATGACGAGTGGGCTAAGAACAAAACACAATGGCATTCCGCTAACGCGTTTACCAAGCATGATGATGGTAAGTATCTTGAGTTCAAGCGTGTAAACACCGACCCTCACCCAACCACAGGGCTTAAAACTATTCAGTTTGAGTTGGTACATGGCGATCACAAACACCCTGTCACACGTTATCGTATTGACAAGAAAGCCAAAGCACCATACCAACAGGCGTGCAAAGACTTTGTCGAATGGGCTTGGGTAATGCGACCACTATTGATTGACTCGATACAACAAGACTGGGAAACACGTCAACGTATACAACGTGATATAGGTACGGCGTGTAGCGATGGTGATGGTGCAGAGTTCCGTAAGATGTTACTCGATGGAGATGACGAGAGACGTACAGCCGTAGTGTGTTGGATATTTCAGCACATGGCTAACTACGATTGGCAAACGTCAACAACAAGTATAACTGATGACCCCAAAGCGTTTCGTCGTCAGTTCCTAAATCATGTAAATCAATATGCTAAGTTCCGCAAGGAATACAAAGAATATAAGGAGGGTTAAGATGAGCAATTTTCACGATCACGTGTTTTACAAAGACAATCATGGTAACAGGCATAGGGTGTATCCTATTAAGCAGTGCCAACAGTACCCTGAGAGTCAGAAAGACAGTGCCCCATCAGTAGATGTAATGGACGCTTGGGATAACTTTTTGAAGTTGGCTTTGTCACACATACCTGACGCAAAGGTTGGGTATGTATTCACTCACGAACACGTAGTGGCGGTGTTTACTGATGATTGTAAGTTTAACATGGGTGAGTTGTCGATGTGTTGGGATTATGACACTAACGAGCCTACATATTACATAACAAGTCACACCATACAGAACAAGCGGTTCTGTCCCTTGAATAGTAAGCGAGAGTACCGCACTGTATCGTCTAAGTCTATTGACAAGGCGGTATCCAAAGCGCGTACTTACCTACGTCCAAACAAGTTAGCAGATATAGTTCGTTGTACGTTTGAGCGTGCGAGATCTCAACGTGGTGATTACACCAACAAGATGGAGCGTTTGTTTGATACAGCTACGAGACAGTTAGGGTTCGGCACGTTTCGTGTAGATAGTAGTCCCCCACACGTATTGCAGGAGATGCTACGTGTGACTGATATGGGGTTGATACGTTTTAATGACACCATAGATATGGAGTTGAGAAACTTTATATCCACAAGAGATGCGTTACTAGAGGCACTACGTTTCAAGACGTTCAAAGCGTGTTGGATACACAAGGATTATAAAGGTGATGTGGTTGTGGATACGCACGTTATAAATGCCACTACTTTCAGTGACACTGGTGATGACGGTAAAGGTATGACTCCGTACCACAACAATTTTGCGTGCGCTAATGTGCAAACGTATGGTAATGACGTACCAGAAGGTGTAGAAAGTAAGATAAGTGTACTAAGTATGTTAGATAATGGCGAATTTGTAGAAGAAGTTGGCTTTAAGTACGATGATAATGTATATTATCTATTCAATGAGGAGTAAGTTATGGCTTTAACCCCCGAGGCTAAGGTTAAGAAGAAGTGTGTTGCCTATTTAAAAAGCATTGGTGCATACTACTTTTTCCCTGCTACAGGTGGCTACGGTAAGAGTGGTGTACCTGACATAGTAGGTTGTCACAAAGGTAGGTTCTTTGGTATTGAATGTAAGGCAGGTAACAATACACCTACAGCATTACAAGAGAATCAATTAAAACAGATAGCCCAAGCAGGTGGTATTGCTATGGTTGTCAATGAGAACACGTTACACAGTATGGAGTATAGATTGAATGGCTTACCCTGAGTCAAGTCCTGTAGTAAAAGCTGAGTTAGAACCTATAGATGTAGCAATACGCAAAGAGCGTAAACGTGTATGGGATTTGGAAGATGAGACTGGTGAGGATCAATCATCTCACTGGTTGGAGTATCTATGTCGTGCTAAGGCGCGTGGCGTACAGCACATTGTAATTAATTTTTGAGGAACACGTTATGGTAGATGCAACTCCCCAAGAATGGGACAAACTAAAAGAGAATCACCCAAGACTTGTTAAGAAGTGGGAAGAGTTTAGGGAACAATACCCTGACATGCAGGTAGATGACATAGTAGAAGATGTAGTCAACAACCCCAACCATTACAATACAGGTGGCGTTGAGTGTATCGAGGGTATCGAATCAAGTATGTCACATGATGCGTTTCTAGGTTATCTAAAGGGTAACTGTATGAAATATATGTGGCGTTATGAATACAAGGGTAAGCCCCTTGAAGATTTAGAGAAAGCCCAATGGTATCTTAACTTGTTAATAGAACGGAATAAGTGATGGATTTAATTACGTTAGACTTTGAGACGTATTACGATAAAGAGTTCTCACTACGTAAAGTAACAACAGAAAACTACATTCGTGATCCTCGCTTTGAGGTGATCGGTGTAGGTGTTAAACTAAATGATAATGAAACGGAGTGGGCTAGTGGAACACATGAGCAAATTAAAAAGTACCTACATACTTTCGATTGGGCAAACAGTATTTTGTTATGCCATAACACTATGTTCGATGGTGCTATTCTATCTTGGATTTTTGATGTGCGCCCTCGCGTCCTTGCTGATACTTTGTGTATGGCTCGCGCACTGCACGGTGTCGAAGTTGGTGGATCTCTGCATGCTCTCACTGAGCGTTATAACCTCGGGCGTAAAGGGACGGAAGTATTAGATGCCATCGGCAAGCATAGAGTAGACTTCACACCAGAACAGCTTAGTAGGTATGGAGATTACTGTGTTAATGATGTTGAGTTAACATACAAACTGTTTGCAAAAATGGCTAAGGGATTCCCCAAACAAGAGATGCGCATAATTGATATGACATTGCGTATGTTCACTGAACCAATGCTAGACCTAGACATTGGGCTACTGCAACAACACTTAGAAAATACCAAGAAGATAAAAGAAGATCTAATCACATCTAGTGGTGTAACGCGTGAAGATCTAATGAGCAACAATAAGTTTGCCGATTTACTGGTATCACTAGGCGTTACACCACCGATGAAAACAAGTCTAACAACTGGCAAAGAGACTTACGCGTTTGCAAAGAACGATGAAGGGTTTAAAGCACTGTTGGAACACGATGATCCGCGTGTACAGGCACTTGTTACTGCACGTTTGGGTACGAAGAGTACGTTAGAAGAATCACGTACTGAGAGGTTTATAGGTATTGCTAAACGTGGATTAATACCTATCCCTGTGAGGTACTACGCGGCGCACACTGGTAGGTGGGGTGGCGATGACAAGATCAACATACAAAATCTACCCAGTCGTGGGGTCAATGGTAAGAAGTTGAAGTCCAGTATCATTGCGCCAGTAGGTTACACACTAGTTGATTGTGATTCATCACAGATCGAGGCACGTGTACTTGCGTGGGTTGCAGGGCAAGACGATTTAGTTGAAGCGTTTGCTAACAAGGAAGATGTATATATCAAAATGGCATCTAAGATATACAACGTCAAAGAGGAAGACGTTACCAAAGAACAAAGGTTTGTAGGTAAGAGTACGATACTTGGTGCAGGTTATGGCATGGGTGCTGTACGATTTGCTGAGCAGTTAAAGTCCTTTGGTACTACTATACCTGTAGATGAGGCACGTAGGATCATATCTATCTACAGAGATTCAAATTGGAAAATAGCTCAGTTCTGGCGTAATTGTCAGAACATGTTAACAGAAATGTCTCGTGGTAAAGTGATGTCGTTTGGAGCGTTGGGCATAGTAAAAAGTGTAGAGACTACAACAGGTTATGGCATTGAGTTGCCAAGCGGTCTAGTTATGCGCTACGATGACTTACAGTATGAACAAGGCGAACGTGGGGTGGAGTTTAATTATAAAACACGACGTGGTCGCGCAAGAATCTACGGTGGTAAGGTTACAGAGAATGTGTGCCAAGCCATCGCTAGGTGCATCATGGGTGAGCAGATGTTGGCTATTGCCAAGCGGTACAAGCCTGTATTAACAGTGCATGATTCCGTGGTATGCTGTGTACCTGATGATGAGTTAGACGAAGCTAGACAATACATAGAAGATTGTATGAGTACGACACCATCTTGGGCTGAGGGTATGCCTATTACATGTGAGTCTGGCATTGGTAAATCTTATGGAGACTGTGAATAATGGCTAAAAAAGATATAGAAAAAGCAATCGACGAAGTCAACGAATTAGCAGACAAAGCTATTGAAGAAGTAAAAGAAACAAAAATGGAAGTAAGGGCTTGGTTGAAGCAAACTCGCTCTTTCACATACGCTGAGTTGTTATTAGTTGGTATTGGATTTTGTGCTGTAGTGGCTACCGTCGGTAACACGTAATGAGTATAGCACCGTGGTCTTTTAGTAAAATAAAATCCTTTGAACAATGCCCTAAAAAGTTTTATCATCTAAAGGTAGCAAAGGATTACAAAGAGCCTGAGACTGAGGCTATGTTGTATGGGACTGCGGTGCATTTAGCCGCTGAAGAGTATGTAAGAGATGGGAAACCGTTACCCCCAGAATACATGTACATAAAAGCCCCAATAGATGCACTATGTGCCAAACAAGGGGAAAAAATCTGCGAATTGGAAATGGGGTTAACGGCAGACCTTGAACCGTGTGGGTTCTTTGATGATGATTGTTGGTATCGTGGTATAGCTGATTTAGTTATAGTCGATAGAGAAAACAAACTGGCTTGGGTCATTGACTACAAGACAGGTAAGAATACTAGGTATGCAGACAAGGGTCAGTTAGAGTTAATGGCATTGTGTGTATTCAAACATTTCCCCGAGGTTGAGACTGTAAGAGGGGGGCTTTTGTTTGTTGTGTGTAACGAGTTAATAAAAGATACGTATGATTTGAGCTCCGCTGGTGAGATGTGGCAGAAATGGATAGCTGATTATAATCGTATGGAGATAGCATACAAGAATGATGTATGGAACGCCCACCAAAGTGGGTTATGTAAACGACATTGCATTGTTACAGAATGCGTGCATAATGGTAGACACTAATGAGACGTAAAAGAGCCAAACAAGTAAACGCTCCAGTAGGGAGCAAAGCGTTTGAGGCACGTATGGAACGCCAACGTGCTAGGCGTGCGTTTGATAAGAAGAATGGTAAAGCCGCCCGTAAAGGCAAAGACATTAGTCACAACAAGATGTTGAAAGATGGTGGCAGTAACAAGGATGGGTACAAATTAGAAAGTCCTAGTAAGAATAGATCTAGGAATGGGCATAAGCCTAAAAAGAAATGACTCTGCTTGGTCGTGTGTAGACGCTTAGCTTGATGCGTCGTTAAATGATGTAGCCAGTTCTGTCCTCCTGACTATACGTATGCTACATAAAATCAAGTTAGCTATGGGTTTTGATTAAAGTCCCACATAGCAGACCTAGCCCCATCTGTGGCGACATCGGGGCTAATTTTATCGTAAACGGACACCGTTTTACGAGGTTCACTGACGGAGAATAATAATTGAAGATTGTAGATAACAAGGCGTTGTTACTTAATTTACGTACTCCCGGGCGGGTTACGAGTTGTATACCAAAGAGTAAGACGTTATCAGAACATGAAGTTCTAGTTAACTGGGGAATAGATGAGGTGCAGGTGCTTAGAAATATAGGTATCAATGCTCCATCACCAATAGAGGGTAGGTACGAATGGACAGGTAGGTATGATCCTTACGACCACCAGAAAGACACCGCTAGCTTTATGACGTTAAATAAGAAGTCTTTTTGTTTTAACGAACAAGGTACAGGTAAGACCGCTAGTGCTATATGGGCATCCGATTACCTGCTAACACAAGGTAGAGTAAATAGAGTATTAGTTATATGTCCGTTGTCCATCATGGAATCTGCGTGGCGTAACGACCTGTTTAACTTTGCCATGCACCGCAAAGTAGATGTAGCGTATGGTTCAGCAAAGAAACGTAGAGAAATAATTGAGGGCGATGCTGACTACGTGATAATAAATTATGATGGTGTTGAGATTGTACAAGACGCAGTTGCAGAAGGTGGGTTTGATTTAATCATTGTAGATGAAGCTACTCACTATAAGAATGTACAGACTAAGCGTTGGAAAACACTCAACAAGTTAGTCAACAAGGATACGTGGTTGTGGATGATGACAGGTACACCTGCGGCACAGAGTCCAACCGATGCGTACGGCATAGCTAAACTTGTAAATCCCAATGGTGTACCTAGATTCTTTGGGTCGTTTCGAGACCTAGTGATGCAGAAGGTAACTAATTTTAAGTGGATACCGAAAGAGAACGCTACAGATTATGTACACAAAGCATTACAACCTGCAATACGTTATACAAAGGAAGAATGTCTAGACCTACCACCGATGGTATATGTCAAACGTGAAGTCGATATGACTGCACAACAAAAGAAATACTATAAAGAATTAAAGAGTAAGATGATTATGCAAGCGGCAGGAGAACAAATCACTGCGGCTAATGCGGCTGTCAACATGAACAAGCTACTACAAATATCATCTGGTGCTGTATATACCGATACTGGTGATTCATTAGAGTTTGATATAACAAAACGTTATAAGGTGTTAAGAGAAGTAATTGATGAGTCAAGTAAGAAAGTGTTGGTGTTTGTACCATTCAAACACACTATTGATTTATTAACAGAGAAGTTACGCAAAGATGGTATCACTACAGAAGTTATACGTGGTGATGTTAGTGCGGCAAGACGAACAGATATATTTAAACGCTTTCAAGAACAAGACGATCCTAAAGTTTTGGTGATCCAACCACAGTCTGCGGCACACGGTGTAACACTTACAGCGGCTAACACTGTTGTATGGTGGTCGCCCACTAGTTCTTTGGAGACGTATGCGCAAGCGAATGCTAGGGTACACAGATCAGGTCAGGATCAAAAGTGTACCATCGTACACTTACAAGGGTCGTTTGCAGAAAGACGCGTATATACCTTATTAGACAACAGAATAGACGTACATACGAAGATGATCGACTTGTATAAGGAAGTGCTTGACTGAACCACTTTTTTACGTTATGGTCAGTATCCCTTTAACAAAGGAGCGTAAAATGAGTGATGTACCAAACGCTGAGAAGCTAACTGCTGTCTACCTAAAGATAAAAGATAAGCGTAGTGAGTTATCAGCAGAGTTTAAAGAAAAAGATGCTGAGTTATCCGATCAGTTAGATAAGGTAAAGCGTGCTTTACTGGACTACTGTGAGGAACAAGGCGTTGATAGTGTAAGGACTTCAGAAGGGTTGTTCTATAGATCGGCTAGAACACGTTACTGGACAAGTGATTGGTCTTCGATGCACGAGTTTATACTTGAGAATGAAGTACCAGAGTTGCTAGATAAACGTGTTAATCAGTCTAATATGAAGCAATACCTTGAAGAAAACCCAGACCAAGTACCAAAAGGTCTTAACGTAGATTCTGAATATATTGTTTCAGTGAGGAGAAAGTAATGGCGGATAAATATGTAACCGCAGAAGAGGTGGCAGATAAGTATAGTATATCTGTACACGGTATACGTGGGTGGAGGCGTAGGGGCATTGTACCTACTCATCTTTATATAAAGATTGGTGGTCAGTACCGATACGATTTAAAGGGCTTGGAAAAGTTTTTCCGAGACAACACCGCTCAATCTAAAAGCGAAGAGGTAAAGGAAGACACTAGAACTCCCCGTCAAAAGCTAGATGACTATTCATTAACAGGTAAGAGTGAGGAACTCAAAGCACAGCTTACTGAAATGGATTTTGCAGCAGACGAGGACTTCTAGTGAGAAGGTTAAGCATACGCGGTGGTCAGTTTACTCTTATTGATAATGGTGAGCCTGAAGTCTTACCGTACGATAGTGTAGATGTAATCATTGTGAATGCCGCGCCTGTATCAAGATCATACTTTGGTAATCAGTTTGACCCTAACAAGTCTACTGCACCTGTATGTTGGTCTGATGATACGCAAAGACCATCACGCAATGTATCACAGGATAACGTGCAATCAGCTAGGTGTATGGATTGTACGCAAAACGTACGTGGTTCAGGTGAGAATGGTGGTCGGGCTTGTCGGTTTCAACAACGACTTGCTGTTGTATTTGAGGGAAACCTCGATGAGGTGTATCAGTTGCAGATCCCTGCTAGCACAATATTTGGTAGGGTTATAAATGGTAACATGGGCATGCAAGAGTATGCTCGTCACTTATCTGCACACGCTACATCAGTTATTGCTGTCGTTACGAATATCTATTTCGATAAAGACAGTGTTGTACCTAAACTTTATTTCAAACCAGTTCGCCCTGTAGATACAAAGACAGGATTAAAGGTAGCAGAAATGGTAACACATGAAGACACAAAGGCGGCTATAACATCTATAGTTCCTGTGTCTGGTGAAGCCGCGTCTCCTTTTTCTGTAGTTGAGGGTGGGTTTGAGTTAAATGCGAACTAACAAGGTAATTAATTATGGCTAATCAAAATAGCAACTATGTAATACAAAACGTTGAGGCTCTTTGGCCTCGTATCAATAAACCATATCGCTTTGACAATGCAGAGAATCGCACTGTTCCTTGTGATCCTTTTGAAGATGGCGCTAAATACGAAATTAAGTTTCGTATGAATAAAGATCAAGCTAAGGCTTTGTATCTTGAAATGTGTAAAGCGTATGAAGAGCGTAAAGAAAAAGGGTGGCCTGAAAAAGTTGATAACCCATTCACCAAAGATGATGACGGTATGTATTCATACAAGGCAACTCTTAAAGGTGCATATGGTAAAGAGGCTACACTTAAACCTGTACAATATGACTCAAAAGGAGTTAAACTACCTGACGATTTCATGTTGACAACTGGAAGCACTGTAAACGTAGCTGTCGTATTTGTCCCATACAATATGCGTGAAGCAGGAATATCACTTCGCTTACGTGCTGTGCAGGTTATCAAGTATGTACCAATGGAAGCATCATCTCCGTTCGGTGCTGTTGAAGGTGGCTTTGAATTTAAAGCCGAGGACGACAATCCTTTTGAAGTTGTAGAAGCTAAACCTACTACCAATGTTATTGAAGGTGAGTTTGGTGATACACCTGAACCTAAAAAAGTTAGTAAAAAGACTACACCAAAACCAAAAAAGTCTGATGCTGACATCGCGGCAATCGTAGACGACTGGGACGACTAGTCCCACAACAATAGCTAGCATTATGCGAAGAGGGGGCAACCGCCCCCCTGCTATCTTCACCCTCGGAATTAGGAATGTATTATGGATGCAGAAGTATTTTTGCGACACGTCACTGGGGACGACGGATACTACTGTTTATTTGCGGTTAAGTTAGGACAAAACGATAGACCACAGACGTTTCATACAAATTATGATTCGTTACTACAAGAAGCACGTAAGTTAGATGCTCGTGGGTACAGCCCATACTTTGCACTAGCTACGTTTGAAGAGAGTGGTACTCGTGTAGCCGACAATGTAAAACAGTTAAAGTCTTTCTTTATGGACATCGACTGCGGGGAAGGCAGAGATTATCCAACTAAACAAGAAGGACTCCAAGCCCTACAGCGATTTTGTAAGAAGGTTGATTTGCCTAGACCGTTACTAGTTGATTCTGGTAGGGGCGTGCATTGTTATTGGCCTTTGTCTGAAGCTGTTAGCAGAGACGATTGGAAGCCTGTAGCAGACCATCTAAAACAGTTGTGTAAAAATCATGGTTTTACTATTGATGCGTCAGTGACTGCCGATGCGGCTCGTGTACTGCGTATACCTACAACACACAACCACAAGACTGAGCCACCTACGGAAGTAACATTCTTTAGTGAGCATGTACCAGAGTATGTGACACTAGAAGAATTTGCTAAGTGTATTGGCGCAGATCAAGTGCCCAAGAAACAACCTGACAATCAACCTGCCAATGCAATGATGGAAGCGTTGATGGGTAACAAGCAGTTCAAGTTCAAAGATATTATCGCTAGAGAATCTAGCTGTGCGCAGTTAGTTGATATAGTAGTAAATCAAGATGAGTGTAGTGAACCCATATGGCGAGCAGGTTTATCTATAGCTAAGTTCTGTTCTGATGGACAGAAAGCGGCACACATCATGTCTAAGAATCACCCTGAGTATTCAGCAGAAGAAACACAGGACAAGTTTGATAAGATCAAAGGCCCATACCTATGTCATCACTTTGATGAGTTTAAGCCTGATGTATGTACAGAATGTCCACACTGGGGCAAGATTAAATCTCCAATATCTTTAGGAGGCAGTGTGCGTGAGGCTACCGAAGAAGATAATGTGGTAGAAGTGCCTGCACTTGATCTACCAAACACACCAACTACTACCTATGTCATCCCGACATATCCAAGACCGTACTTTCGTGGTGCTAATAATGGTGGTGTGTATATACGTACGTCTAATGATGAAGGCGAACCTGATGAAGAACTTGTATACCACAACGACATCTATATCGTGAATCGTATTGTGGATGTAGAACTTGGTGAACTTGTGGTAATACGTTTACACCTACCACAGGACGGAGTGAGGGAGTTTACTGTCCCTCTTACAGCAATAACTTCAAGAGAAGAATTTAGAAAACAAATGTCCATGCAAGGCGTGGCAGTAACAAAGATGGATAAACTTATGACTTATATGACTACTTGGATTAACGAGTTACAGGCTACCACAAAAGCTGACTTGGCTCGTACCCAGTTTGGTTGGACTGATGATACACATTCGGCATTCGTTATAGGCAACCAAGAAGTAACCGCTAATGGTGTTAAGAGTAACCCACCATCTAAAGCTACGGCAGGGTTGATGAGTGCGTTTAAGCCTAAAGGCTCACTAGAACAATGGAAGAAGACGGCTAACTTCTATAATCGTGAGGGCTTTGAGTTACATCAGTATGTAGTAGCTAGTGCTTTTGGTTCACCACTTATGTCGTTAATGCCAATAGCATGTTCGGGCTTCCACTTGCATAGTAAGGATACTGGGTTAGGTAAGACCACTGCTATGCACGTAGGAGCGTCTGTTTGGGGCAATCCTAAGACTCTAGTGGTTGAAGCAAAGGATACACAGAACTCGTTGATGTTACGTGGTGAGGTATACAAGAACTTACCTTATTATATTGATGAGTTAACAAACGCCAAAGGTGAAGAACTATCTGACCTGATCTATCAATTATCTAGTGGTAGACAGCGTAACAGGATGACAGGAAGCGCAAACACAGAGAGACATCGGGGTGAGCCTTGGAGTTTGTTAGCTGTATCTACAGGCAACACTAGTGTACTTGAACGCATTAGCGCTTTTAAGAATGCTCCGAAGGCCGAGGCGGCTCGGTTACTAGAAACAAAAGCTGTTAAGTTATTTGATGAGACAAAAACTAAGCACCTTACTGATGCACATCAAGCTAACGCTGTAAGTGTATACGGACATGCAGGTGTACCTTATCTACAATACCTGATGCAGAACATGGATAGAGTTATAAACCTACTACAAGAAGTACAGCAAAAATTAGATGCTGCGGCACAGCTTACCGCACAAGATAGGTATTGGTCAGCAGGGGCTACCGCTAACGTAACAGGGTTTCTATTAGCTAATGAACTTGGGTTCTTAGAATATGACAAAGAGAAATACTTTAGATATGTCATACGCTTATTAAAAGAGAATAAAGCCATAGCTAATGACATGATAGCCTCTTCGGCTGATGTATTGAATGACTTTGTGCACGAGCATTGGGGTAGCATACTAAAAATTAGAAGCACTGATGACCTACGTAAAGGGCATGGTAATGGTATGGATGATTTAGTTATACCTGAGTCTGACCCTCGTATACGCTTGGTAGGTCGTTACGAGACTGATGTTAAGAAGTTATACATAATACCTAAAGTATTAAAGTCTTGGTGCGCTAAGCAACAGATAAACTACAGTTCTTTAGTACAAGACTTTAAAGATAACTACAATGGCAAGACGTTAAAGATACGTTTAACCAAAGGCACACCTACACAGATGCCCCCATCACATGTGCTATGTATAGACTGTTCAAAAGTTGACTTAGAAGAAGATGCTGAAACTTGATGATATAGCACCCGATGGCGTACGCATTGTTGTACGTTGGGATAAGATGGTAGTTGGCGCTTCAGTCTTCGTGCCATGTATCAATGCTCGTAAAGCACGAGAACAAGTTAACGTAATATTTAAAAGAAAGGGCTGGAAGTATACAGCTAAAACAACAATAGAGAGTGACAAGTTAGGGGTACGTATATGGCGTACCGCATAAAGTTTTAGGACATGGAGTAGCTCTTCCCCTTGCTACTCCTGTAACTCCCTTAGTCCCTGATGTTCCGAGGCATCAGGGATTTTTTTAATCCCACTGTTTGTATTCTCTTCTCTTTTTCTCTAACGCGTATTGCATCATCTTGTTAACTGGCACTCCATTGTGCATGGTAGCTACCTTATCCATTTGAGACTTAACAGAACGTTTAATGGTAGCGTCACTTATACCAGCGGTTGGATGTCGTCTGTTGAACTCTCTTATGTCGGCAAGTACATCCCTAGCCTCAGACGTATCCCGTTGCATAATAGCTCTAAAGTATCTTTTAGTTAGTTTACTTCTACGCTCCATCACCGCATTAGATATTTTTTGTTCTGCGGCACTTTGTTCTGTACGGAACGTATACTCAAGGGGAGCAAAACCAAACACCTTAGTTGCAATCTCTCCTGCACCTATGTCTTCATAGATAAACTGACCGCCCCTAGTCTTTATGCCGTTATCCTTAAAGTACCTACCTGCGGTCATAGCGTTACCAAAACCTGCGGGTAAAGCAGCTTCAGTTCCACGCCAGTATTCTCCTTCAGCAAAGTCATTCCACGAACGGTAGAACCTTTTTGCTGTACTCAAGGCAGGGCCACCGATGTAATAACCTATACTCTCTTCTAGACTTGGGTCACGCATAAATCTGTTTTCTTGGAAGATCAAGTCGTTTAGTTTTATACGGGCAGATACATCAACTCCTGTGAGTGTAGATAGTGGCCCTTTGAAGCCCATTTCTTGTACATACTTACGTAGTATGGTATCTGCATCATCTTCTTCATCGTCTAGGAACAAATCCCACACCATAGATACTAGACCCCAAAGAGGTACACCACCAAGTCCCGCAAATAATAGAGACGATAAATGAATACCTGCAAGTTGCTTGATAGCTATCTTCTTCTCTTCTGAATTACCTTCATACAACTTATCTCCAGCAGCTAGCCCAGACTTAATCATGGCAGTATTCATAGCTAGTCCATAACTCTTATACATCAAAGCTACACGACCAATACCTTGCTTAGCTATAGGTGCAGTTGTTTCTAGCCTTGCACCACCGTTTACTTCTTGTGCTTGATACATGGCTTCTTTAGCAGCTAACTCACGTCGTTGGCCTATATCTGTAGGAACAGTAATCTCTTTGCCTTCACGCACACTAAAGAACTTCTCACCTGCTTTAGCCTTGTCTGACATTTGTTGGCGCACTAAATCGTAGGTGGCAACTATGGTGGTCTGTGTGTTAAATCTTTCAGCACCATTAAAGAAGAAAGCTGACCAATGCGCTAACTTATCTCTAGCATTAGCCTTTTCATTGACACCCAACTCTATTAGTGTATCCCCAGAGTATAGCTTGCCTCGCTTTCTAGCTTCTCTTACAATAGGTATAATGCTTTCAAGGTATTCTATACGCGCTTTTGCATCGGCCTTGTCTATGGCGTTTTCTTCGATGTCTTTCTTGACGCTAGCTTTTAGATTAAAGTCTTTATCGTAGTATTCAATAATACTTATCTTAGCTCCAGATATAACACTAGATGCTTGTGTAAACGCATCAATAGTATTGTTAACCCCATAACGTGCACCCAAGTAGGGTACAGCAAATAGAGGTATTTGAGACAAGTTAACTATAGCTGATGATACGTTGAAACCTAGAGTATACAAGAAAGCTACTTGGTTAAACTCCTTGTATATCATCTCCTTACCTTTGTTGTCTGCACCGCGTATAGCAAATTTAATGTGCTTGTTTATTGCTACGTCAGCAATAGCCGTTGCTTTAGGGTTATTTAGCTCGTCTGCTCTCTCCTCTATCTGTCTTGCTATAGCACGCAACTCTGCCGCACTTTCTATTTTAGCCGCTTGTGCTGCTAAGCTACGCCCTTTAGTTTCTAACGCTACACCTGCATCTTGTATGTATCCGGGCACGTTACCACGTTTTACTAATGATCTGTATACAGAAGTAGCCGGTAGAGTGCTTACAAATTGCTTTATAATATCTTCTTGCACATCTCTGCCTACGCCCGCACCTTTTAGTGTCTTTAACACTTCTGATACATAAGTTCCGTTTGGTGCATTATCAAAGAAAGCCTTAGTCATACCCTTGTTATACGGCTTTATGTCTTTTACGCCGTCCGTCTCTTTTAACAACTTAATGTACTCGTCACGCTCTGCTAGGTGTTCAAACATCTCATACCCAGCCTCTGACCGCAAAAAGTTACCCTTATCGTCTTTAATCTCATAAACGTAAGCAACGCTAAAGTCACCTTCACGAACAAGCGGAAAGTATTCTTCGATAGTAGCACGCTTCATAAGTTGAGCAGTAAGTTCATCCAACCGCTTCTGTGCGTCAACGTCACCACTATCTAGTAAGTTTTTACTCTCTAGTTTGATTGCTCTAAGCACAGCAGCAAACTGATCTTTGTACAGTTTCTTTTGCGCATTGTAGTGCTTCTCCATTGCTTTATAGACGGCAGGTTTGTTTTTTCTAATGTCTTCTAGTTGCTCGCGCTGTAGGTCATGTATGTCAAACAAATCATTACCGTCATTGTCATACTTACCCTGATACTGAAGTTTAGGAGCAAAGGGGTCTACGTCATATATGGTAGCACCATATTGCTCGTTATATATTATGCGGTTGTAGGTATTCAAAGCCTCGGTGCCCACCTGCTGAGCAAACTTCTTGTGCGCTTTCTCTGCGTCACGAATTACATCTTGCGCTTCAATTATTCTACCTGTTTGGTTCTCTACAAGTTCGTTCAGCTTTGCAACTAAATTACCAAACCCAGTGGCTCTAGCTATGTCTCCAAGAGTCTGTAGGTGTATGCCCATAGCAAGACCTTTGAGCCCTTTCTCACCCAGAGTTAAGTCCTTCCACCAGTTCTTGAACCCTTTAGCATTTTCTGCGGCTTGTTCACGTACTGGGGCTAGTGCTTCATTTACACCTTTAGCCATCTGGCTAGGATCTAAGTTGTAGCTATTAGTAAAGTTCTCGGGTGTGGGGTTCATCAACAGCATCACAGCATCGTCTACAACTGTTAGCTTAGAATTAACTGGCACCGTACCAAAACCTGTAATTATGTTAAGGAAGTTTTTAAATATGTTTACAAGTTTTTGCCACGCGCTTATTCCTTCAGCGTCTTTTATTTGACCAAGCCTTCTGCGGAATATTGGGTTACTTTGCGATTCTGCAATAAACTCTCGTATGTTTTGTCCTTCAGCGTTAGGGTCTAAGAACGGCTTTAATTCATCAAATAGTTTTTTGAGTTGTTTTGCAGGTACGCTGTTTTTATTGCGGTGATATGATATATCAACAGTAGCATGCGTAGCTTCGTGCATTACAAGGTGTATGGACGTAGGAACATTTTTATTTAATACTATAGAGTTTGACCCATGAAAAAATACGCCATAAGTTATAGTATTGTCCGAAGCGTACTGCGGAGGCATCCTTCCTTTTATACCTGCATCGGTGTCAAAGCTAACGGAAGTAGTGCCTATGTTAGCCGCAAGCCCTCGCGCTATGGTCTTCATTTTTCTATTTTCTACAGTCTTAGCTATTTCTAATAGCGCACCTTTCAAGTCACCCTGTTCTAATAACTTTTTAGTTTTTGCAGATACGTTTTTACTTATGGCTTTGACGGCTTTGGCATCTGAAGTGTATAGGCTACCAGTATAACCCTGTTCCTGTGCTATGGCGGCGCTCTTTGAATAATCTATAGCTTCTTCCAGAGTAGCTTTTTTAAGGTACTTCATACCTAGATCTTTTCGCATCAACTCAAGACCTGCCTTAGTAACTCTTTCGTCATTAAGTCTTTCAAGTGCAGTATCTATAGTTGTTTTCTTCTTGGTAGGTTCCGTCTTTTTCTTTTGCCCCTGTTCTTCTTTCTTCTTGGCTAGCCTTTTCCTTGCACCAGCAGTAACCACACCAGAGACTTGCTGTTGTTTAATCCGTTCTTTTAAGTCCGCCCTCGTTCCTTCAGGATCAGTACCCCTGTCAGCATACTCTTCCGCTTTTTGTAGGTCGCTTGCTTTGGTTAGATCTGTTGTAGGTCTACTGACAAAATCGTTGTAGAGTCCATCGTTCCTAAGTTGTATCGGATCTACCTTAGTTTCTGCGTCATCCTTAGTTGCCGATGCTACATCCTTATCTTTTTTAGCTTCAGCCTCAGCCGCTTTTTCCTTCTCTACTTTTTTAGCTTCGGTTGCAGCTTTAGTGTCAGCAGCCTTTTCTTTGGTGGCTATAGTTGTTTCTACTAATGACTTATACTCGCCTAATTTCATACCTACTTCATTGGCATTAGTCGCTAGCTTTACTAGCTTTGTTCTTAAATCTTTTAGGGGTAACTTGTTTAAGTCATCTGCCACTTCAGTCCTACTTGCAACTTCCGCTTTAGCCACAGACTTTCTTAGTTCTTCCCTTTTTTCCAGTATAAAACCGTTAACTTGTTTTTTAAAATCTGCACTTAGTCCAGTGGATTTAGCATTCATCCAACGTATAACTTCTTTTGCGTTGGCTCCACCAGTGCTTTTTAGTATGTCATCCATTACCGCAAAGTTGGGATCTTGCGCTCGTTTGTCTTTTGCTTTTGGGCTTTGTAGTAACACATCTAGTGGCCCATCTGCATCTTTTATCGTTTCTCCTGCCACGTCATTTGCAGCGTTCATTATTGCAGAGTAAGGACTATCAAATTTTTGTAGGTATTTAATAACCGTATTTTGCTTTTTAAGTTTTCTTCGTTCCGCTCTATTGTTAGTCTTTTTGTTAACTTCTTTGACTTCCGGCATGTTATACATGGAGTCCAAAGTAGTATTGTCTTTATTTTGGTTAGCGTAGGGCTTTATAAAGCTAGCGGCTTTGGGGTATTTTATTTTACCCTTTTCTATTGTAGGCGTTTCGTCTTCAGGTTTACTGCGTTCTATACGTTGTAGTTCAGCGTCCCGCGCTTTTTTTGTTTTACGTAAATCTGTTACGGATGCAAACGCTCTACCCTTCTGGTCTTCAGGTTTACTTGTGGTAGGTTCTGGGGCGGTAGTTTCTTTTTTCTGTAGTTCAGCTAAGTTAATTTTTTGTCCGGGCTTTAAGCCCAGTTTTGCGAGAGGGTCTAGTGTAGACTGTTTTCTTCCCTTTCCTCTAGCAGGTCTTCCAGTGTCACGCTTACTATCATCCAGTCTTCCTTCGACAGGTCTTGCAGGCTCGACGGCACTATCAGCACGTTGCTCTCCCACGACTTCTGGACTACTTGGAACGCTGTCTCCAGTTGT